GTCGGCGCGCGGCAGGTGAATGAAGGTATCGGGCTGGCGCTGCACGGCGATATCGACGAACCCAGGCTGGCCGATGTCGAGGTTGAGCCGGGTGAGGTCGTGGGCGTTGTAGTCCATGTCCATCGCGTTGTAGGCAAGTTCGAACACGCGCACGCCCGACTGCTGCACATAGATGCCGCGCTTGTCGACCTTCACCGCCGGCAGCCGCTCGGCGCCCTGCGTCGCGCAATCCTTGATCGAGATGTTGGAGGCCGTGAGCGGCTCGTCGAACGAGGACGACCGCGCCGAGCCGATTGACTGCTCGCGCCCGAGCAACAGCCGGAGCAAGGACAACCCCCAGCTGATGCTGTCGACCGGGCCCGATCCCATCTGATAGATGATCGGCCCGGCGTCGCCGACGTCGTTGCCCTGGGAGTCGATCAGCGCGAAGCTCGTGAAATCGTCCGAGGCCGAGAGCCACATGTAGTCCTGGCCGAACCAGCCCAGCCGGCCCTCGTGGAAGGCGACCGAGGTGGGGAAGCCGACGCCGCTGGTCGCGCTCGACCATTGGCTCTCCAGCCAGTTCGTGGTCGCCTGCAGCGAGGAGAACGGCTGCAGGACCTCGATCTCGACTTCGGTCGGCGAGACGTAACCGGTGACGCGGCAGATGCCATAGCCGCCGTCGCCCGAATAGTTGCTCACCACGGTCGCGGCGCCGCCGGTGTAGTCGCCGGCTGGAAAGCCGATGCGTTCCCAGCAGATGACGTTGTCAAGATCGGTGAAGCCGTTTTGAATACCGCCGGTCGACGAGACGATCTGGCCGTTGCTGGTGAACTGGCCGCTGCCGGTGACCTCTCCCAGAGGCGCGGTGATGAATCCGGTATCGACGCCGTCGAACGAGCGCTGCGAGCACAAGGTGCCCGACCAGGTGCCGGTCACCGTCCAGGCATAGTCGCGGGTGGCTCCGATGCCCGAGACGCGCACCGGTTCGGTGAAGGCGTTCTGGTTGCCCAGCACGGCCTGATTGCTCTGGCCGCTCGAGAACAGCTGGAATAGCGCCCCGATATGGCCTTCCTGGAACCACGGCCGATCGCTGGTGAGCGTGCCGTTGCCGTACATCGTCGACGGCGTCAGGTTGGCGACGATGCCGGGAACGGGCTGGAACGGGCCGTCGCTCGAGCGGTAGAGCGCCGTCGACCAGCCGTGCACGCTGCGCCGCTCGACCTTGTATTGCGCCATGCCGTAGGCGGCGACGAAGATGACATCGCCCGATTGGTCCCAGCGCAAGGTCGATAGCGTCGCCTCGCCCCAGGGCGTGGGCACCTCGAGCGGGCCGGCCGCATCGATCGTCACCGACGCCACCCATTTGTTCCAGGCGTCGGCCGATTCGATCTGGATCGTAGCCGTGGTGCTCGTCGGTATGAATGCCAGACAATGGGTACCGGTATCGATCACGGTCTGCGGCACCAGATCGGACCCGCCCGCGGCCGAGCCGACACGCAATGTCACCGGGCCGTTTGCCACGACGATGCGCAGCCCATGCTCGACGTTGACCGAGCCCCCCGGGATCGTCAGTGTCTGCTCGATCTGCGCGAGGCCGCCCACGGGCACGCTGCCGAGGATCGCTCCCACCCCTGACACCACGCCGAAATCGACGCCGGCGCCTGCCGTGCTGTTGGCGGTCGACCAGTATCCGCCGATACCGGTGAGGTTTGGGTCGCCGATCGTCGTCGTCACCGCCGGCCGTGTCACCAGCTGCTCGTCGATCCACACTCGCATCACGTTGGGGGTGAGCTCGAGGAGCGCGGTGTCGAGCTTCGAGAAAACGAACGGGATCGGCCGGCAGGGCTGATCGTTCAGCACCTCGCCGATGTACTCAAGCCCGGGACGCAGCATCATCGGGCCGATCACCCACGGCATCCAGTTGACCTGCGCCTCCGCCGACAGCCGCATCTTCTCCACGTCGATGCGCGCCAGCGCGATCTTCGAGACCTCGCCACGGTTGAACGAGTAGAGCGGCGCGTCAAACTTGGGCATGTCAGACGACGGAGCACGGACGACGGAGCACGGATACGGTGATTGCGGCCATCTTCATCTGTCCTTTGTCGTTTGCCTTCTGTCTTCTGTCTTCCGATCAAAAATCGTCCCCGTCGGGGCCCATCGACTGCGAGCCGGGGGTAAACAATCCGCCGCCCACGGCGCCGTAGCGCGACCGCACCCACGTGCCCATCGGCCTGATCCCGACCGCAGCGTTCATGGCATCCTTGCCGCGCGCGTCGATGCGGTAATATCTCTCTTCCTTCTTGAGCGACTCGAACAGCGTGTCGTCACGGGTTATGCGCTTGCAGGCCTTCACGGCGAGCCGCATCGCCACATATTCCGAGAAGCTCTCCGGCCAGGCGCCGAGGTTCCAGCCATAGGTCGGATCGCTGGAGACGTAGCGGACGTACAGCGGTTGGCAGTTGGCGTACCAGACGCCCGCCTCCTCGGAATAGAAGTCGAGCGGGATGGTGAAGAACGGATCGATCGAGACGTCGATGGTGCGGATCCAGTCCTCCGGGATGTCGAACGCATAGAGCCAGCTGAAGGTCGGGATCAGAGTGGTCGACGCCGTGATCGCGACGCTACGCTTCGCGAACAGCCACAGGCCCTGGCCCAGGCAATAGTTGACCGAGTCGGTCCAGTAGGCGTCGAGCACGCGGCGCGGCTCGCGGTTCTCCGTCAAGGACACCAGCACCCGCTCTTTGAGGTGCCCGAGCGCGTCGTTGTAGAGCGTGAGCTGGTCTGCCATGACGGGTCCCAATTGTCTGAACGGTGCTTACCCCGCCCGGCGGGCCGCGCAGCGGGCAGGACTGCGGGTCGGCCTTTCCATTTCGCGACGGCAGTGCCCGATTCGGCGGCTTGCGTCGCTCCACAAGCTACACACGACGATCCTCACCGGTAGTAGCTGACATCAACGGTTGCGGTAGCGCTCTGGGCGATGAACTGGATCGCGGAGAGCGGACCGGAGTAAACAAACGGCGCGGCGGCCGCAGCGACCGGCATCCCGATGGTCGTGGTCGGCGCCGTCCCGTCGTCACGCCAGCGCACCGCCGCGGTCTCGACCGAGATCACGGCGGTCGTTGCGCCGTTCGGCACGGTGAGCGAGACGGCCGATCCCGACGTCACGCTCAGTTGCTGATAGCCGAGCGCCTCGGTCTGGTACGGTGCGGCCCCGCGGGAAGGCCACAGCTGCGGAACGTTGGACATGGCCTACTCCTCAACTCTGCGGCATGAGAGAGATGACGTATTCCTTGGCCGACAGATTTGACGCCGAGCTCTGTTGGATTTGGCCTGTCACCGAGATGGTGCTCTCGAACGCGGAGGAGTTCGACCCCAGCGTTGTTATGTCGTGAGCGCCCAGCACGGAGTCGCCCTTGACGGCACCCGGGCACGGGCACGCGCCGGCACCGTTGCGCCCGAAGATGACGACCTGCGTCGGCTTGCGCGACAGCGCGGAAATGTTGGTCATCTGCCAATCGCTCCGTTGTGGCTATTTCATTGCCGCATGCATGCGCCTCACCAGGCGCCGGTCGACCGGAGGCGCGAGGTACGGGATCATGTTGAGGTCGGCTGGCACACGGGTCAGCGCCTCGATGCCTTCGCTGCGGATATACCGGCCATACGCGCGGTCCGTCCGCGCGGGATCGAGCCCGAGCGCGCGGTACACCCGGTCCTCCGCCGCATTGGCGATGTGGTGCGCGTGCGCGTACTCGAACCGACCGGACCGCAGCAGCACGCCCTCGACCTGCTCGTGCCTGATCAACCCCGGCCAGACGTCGATGGATCGCGGTCCGACCGCAATGCGACGCGGGAAATGCCGATCGACATAGATGCGGCGACCATCGATCGAAGAGCCGCCCACGTACGGAATGTCGTGGTCGTGATCGACATCGAACGGCAGCCGCATGCCGGCCATGAACCACGCCTCATGAGAGATACGCTCGAGCCCAGCTTCGTCGGCCTCGTCATCCTCGCTGTCGCCCGCTGACATCGGTCATGGCCTCCGCGCGAACCGATCATATCTTGATCATCAGATAATGCTCCGTGGTCGACGGTGTCGTTCCGGGGGCCGCGAGGCGGCAGCCCGGAACCCATGCTCTTTGACGTCTGTGGTTGTGGATTCCGAGCTCACGCTCCGCGTCCCGGAATGACTGCAGATGTTTTCAACCCGCAAGTGCCCTGAGATGGCCTGCCATCCACACCCGGGCCTCCTCGGCGGTCTGGAACTTCTCCTTGATCACCTCGGAGTCGGCGCGACGGATCACCGACCACATTGCGTACGCGCCGCGGTAGGCGATGGTATGGGTGTCGCTCTCCTTGACCTCGATCGGCGCGCCGAGCTCGTGATGATCGATAACTGCGACCTTGGCCCAGCCGCGACCCGCAGCGCGCACGTGCAGCGTCGCGGTATAGGCGCCGTCATCGGTGTTGACCACGATGCGGTCGAACATCTTGAACATGCCGGCGACGTTGGACCAATATTTCTCGTCCAGCACCGCCGTGAACGGCGTGGCTGCGGGCACCACGACGGCCCAGGTGTTGTTCGCCTGTTCCAGCGTGCGCACCCTGCCGAGCAGCAATGGCACGAATTTCCCTGACGGAGCCGATACAGGCCGTGTGGTCGAGACCGGATCTGCTGCGGCGGTGGTCGCCTGCTCGGCTACTGGCGTATTAACAGACGGTGCGCCCTGATGCCGGGCCGGCTGCTTGTCGTTGCTCACTGAGAGCCTCCGATGTCTGATGGGAGCGGGAACCGGGCGGCCGCAGCCGCCCGGCCGTCATCACGTGTGGGCGATGAACGTGACCGTCGCGCCCGACGAGCCGATCGCGGTGATCCAGCCAAGCGCCGTGTACGGCGTGCCTGCGGTAGGCGCCGAGACGAGGATGAAATCCCCGACCGCCATGCCTCGCCTGTTGCCAGTTGCCAGACCGCCTGACGTTGCGTTGGTGACATCATTGACATAACTCGCACCGGTGACGGTGCCCTGCGCGTCGGCCGTGGTGTACTGCCACAGCTTGGGCGAACCCTCGACCGTGAACGGCGTCACGTTGTTGAGGGTGCCGGGAGTGTAAGCCATCGCTGGCCCTCCATTTGATTGATGGTCAAACGAAGACGGAGCCGACGGTCAGGCCGGCCCAGTCACGTCATCAGGTATACTTGGAGCCGTCGTGGTTGACGACGAGGACGCCGGAGTTCTGCAGCAGGCTCGAGCCCATGAAGATGCTCGAACGCGCCCAGTAATAGGCGTTCTCCTCGTTGAACCCGGCGCGCACGTCCATCTCGCCGGTGTTGACCGCATGCCCGATCGCTGCGCGGTGGAACGCGAAGCACTGCTCGCTCGACGTGCCGGCCCCGGGCAGATGCGGGTGGAACACCCAGTTGAAGCCCGCCCACCGCCGGAAGCGCCGGGCAGGTCCCGTCAGCGGCGTGACCGTGACGTATTGGGCCGCTGCGAATTCCGGGATCTGCATCAGGTAGGCTTCGAATCCCGGCGTTGCGACGAAGAACAGGTTGTCTTCCTCGGTGACGTCGACGTCCTGCAGGGCAAGGTGCGCCTTGGCGCGCACGACGAGCGCGAGCGACGCGGGCACCGCCGAGCCGAGATTGTTGGTCCCGGTGTTGAGCGCTCCGATGATGTCCTGGTCGATCTGCCGGTTCATGACCTTGACCGTCGTCATCTGCATGATGCGGCGGCCGTCGCCTTGAGACCCGAAGATGTTGAACTCGGTGCGCTGGGGCTTGTCGTGCCACTCGACCAGGGTGGCGGGGACCTGGTTGAGGGAATCGACGCGGGACGGGATCATGCCGTTCACGCCGCGCGTGACGGCCATGGCACCGCCCGATCCGGCGACCAGGAACATCGCCTGGTTGCCTTTGATCACCGCCTCGGTGGTCGCAACCGTCCGCAGCCAGGACTGGCCCTGCTCGAACGCCGCGACGAATTCCTGGCGGTACTGGATCATGAAGGCCGTATCGGCCATGGCATTGTCCTTTCAGTTCTGGCCGGTGGGCGTTCTGGTCCATCCTTCGGTTGACGGACGCGACGTCACTTGCGGGTTGACCTTGCTCGGGGGCCGCAGTGACGTAGGTCCGGGCGTTGGATTGGCGTTTGGTGATCGGGGCCGCTGAGCGGGTTGACCGATCTGAAATCGACGAGGGTTCCCGCTTTCGGTCACCCGCAACCCGTCAACCGCACACGCGTGCGGCTTGCTTACTCAGCGTTCAACATCCAGCCCTTATCAGCAAGGCTGTTTCTCCCGCCTTCGCCTGGCATCGGTTACGCGGCCTGACGGCCGCGCATCTTCTCCTGCGCCTCGACGAGTTCACGGAATTCCTTCTGCAGGTCGGCCGCCCTCGGTCCCTGCCAGTAGTCGGAGCGATAGTCGCCCATCATCTTCTGGATCTCGGCCATGCGGCCTTCGATGCCTTTGGCTGAGAGATCGCCGCCGGCGGGCAGCACGGTCGCGGCAGGGTTCAATTCGCGGGCCAGATGGACGAGCGCGCGCAGTACGCCCGGATTGTCACCGATGCGGGAGCCATCGGCCATGCGCCCGGCGAGCAGGCTGTCCGCTACCCCCTGCGGGAACAGCGCCAGCATGTTCTGCATGGCGTTGAGGTTCACCTGGAACTGCTGCGGGCCCCATTCCTTGCCCAGCTCGATGAGAGCCGTCTGCCTGAAAGCCTCGTCGCGCTCGATCTGCTGGGCCTGCCGCGCGTCCTGCTGCTCGTAATACCAGGCGACAGCCTGGTTGAACTGATCGCCGTTCCAATTGTTCTTGAACGCGGTGTCAGCGAATGCCTCGAGCATGTCCCGGTCGGCTTCGCCCGGCACCACGCCGTTCGGCAACGCCAGCCCCTTCACGAACGCCTCGGCACTGTCAGGCAGCCCCTGCTCCTTGCGCCACGCGGCGGCCTGCTCGGGACTCGCCTCCTTGGCCAACGGCTTGGGCGGAGCCTTGAGCTCGCCTGACGAGACACGTCGCTCGAGCTCGCGATATGATTTGAACACGTCGGCCGGCGCCTGGAACCGCTCGAGCCGTTTGAGGGCATCGGCGTCATCACCGGCGAACCTGGCGCGCCAGTCCTGCGGCCAGTCCGAAGTCGGCATGCCAGCCTTACCCGGATCGACGGCACCGCCAGCGATGCCCAGATCAAGTCGGGGAACCGCAGACGGATCGGGCACAGAAGGCGCCGACGCAGGCGGCGGAGTAGGATACGATGTCGGGACGGTCGACGGCGTAGAACCAGCTTCGGTCATGTGTACCTCGTCTCAGGACCGCTCGTCGATCCGGACCGCACAGGCGGCGACGATGCCGTGCGCGCCGTCCGCGCCTTCGACCTTCGACATGCCGCCGGCGATAAAAGCCTGCGCGTCTTCCCAACATTTCTCGATCGAGGCCTCGGGCATCGTGCGCTGCATGTTCGGCCGGTCAGGTGGCGTGATGATAGTGAGGATCAGGACTATGGCAGGAATGTTCATTGATTTCCCCTCGGTTGCCTTCATTTGCGCGCTCGGCGCGCCAACTGACGCTTGACCCGATGACGGCGCCCGACGCGCCACGGCAGGATCTTGCGAGATCGCCTGCTGGCCGCGTCGAGCTCGTGGCCGGTCCTGAGCGTCTCGCGATGGCCCATCACTCCGATGGCTCCCTGACGATCGCAGCGCCGTCCGGACCACGCCTGACGAACTGCTCCGGCACCGGCAGCAGATAGAAGCCGATCTCGTTGCCGACCCAGCGCTTGCCCTCGGCGAACGCGGTCGCCCGGTCTCCACCGGGACCGGGCCAGAAGCTCATGCGACCGGTCTCGCAGATGTGCCGGATGATGAAATCGAGCGCATATTGCTGCTGGCCTTCGCTCGCGATGCCCTTGCGAAGAGCCTGCAGTGCATAGGCGGCCTGCGCATCATACGGACTCCGCTGCCACGGACCTGCGCGCTTCACAGCATCCCCGCATTCTGCAGCGATTGCGCCGCGTCGCCTACGTTCTTCGCGGCCACGCCGACCTTACCGCCGGCTTCGGCCACATGCGCCAGCTGCTGTGCCTGCAGCTGCGCCGCCTGGGCCTGCTGCATCGCCTGCTTGCTGGCCAGCGCCTGCTTCTCGTCGACCAGCCAATCGGCCGGCGCGCCGGTGCCGGCGACCGCATCCCGAAACGCCTTGTCGATGTCGACATCGGCACGCACATTGGGCTCGATCTCCATCGCCGCGGCGAGGAGCTGCGAGACCTGGGTGAACGATGTGGTCTTCTGCTGCCCCTCGGCCTGCTCTATCGGGGAGCGGAATTTCCACTGCATGTCGGCCCCGCGCAGCACCGGCGGCATGTCGAGCGGCGAGCCGAACGCACCCATGCGGAAGGCCCGGGCGAAGCTGAGCTCCAGCAGCGGCCAATTGTACTCGTCCTCGATCGGCTCGAACAGCGGCAGCGCCTGCTGCACGTACTGCTCCCACCGCTTCTGCACCTCGTAGGCGGTCATCTTTTCGCCGCCGGCGGTCGGGTCCGGCATGCGCAAGAGATCGAGATAGAAAGCCTTGCGGATCGCCTCGCCGATCATCTGCTCGCGCTCGCCGCCCCAGGGCAGCCCCGAGCGGTCGATCGTCATCGGGCGCAGCACCTCGCCGGTGCGCTCATCATAGTCGGCGTCGGTCCAGGTGACACCGCCCGCCTGCACGTTGATGCCACCGCCCTGGATCGCTTCGCCGACAGCGATCAACGGCGGATCGACCGCCTTCTGACCGGCTTCGAGCAAAGTCAGCGTGATCTGCTGCAGCATGCGTGCGTCCGAGAGCGCGACGACGGTGGCCGGAGAATAGGCGTATTGCGACCAGCCACCGATCGTGACCCACCGCGGGACGACGTGGCCGAGGTCATGCTGCGGCACCTCCTCAAGGATCGTCTCGTTCATCGTGTCCACCACGATGCGGATGAACGGCAGCCTGCGGCGGTATGCGCCCTCGAGCCGCGGCGAATCGTATTCATCCGCCGGCATCACGATGACACGGCAATCGATCTCCGCCGCAGGATCGTTCTCGAGCCGCTGCCGCACCTTGGCGTCGACGGTCGACGGAAACAGCCGCACCAGCTGCCGCGCCTGCGGCTTCCACGCGCGGTGCAGCGTGTCGATCGCGAGCTCCGGGTTCTCCTGCCAGGCGCAGTCGCGCAGATGCCAGGTGCGATAGAGCAGCCCTGTGCGGTCACGAGTTTCATCGATCCCGATCACCGCCTGGCCGAAGGCGATGTAGTCGCCATCTGCTTCCTTGGTTGCGCGCACGAACTGTGAGCGCCGGTCGTAGAGGATGCGCCGCATGGTGTCGGTAGCGGCATCGAGCCATTGCAGTGCGCCGGCGTTCTTGTTGATCCGCTCGTCGCCAGTGCGCGCCGCAAACCACGGCACGCTGCGCGGGCGCAGCATGGCGGCGATCTGGTTGGAGAGATCGCGGTGGGCCAACAGCGGCGCGCCGGTCTGTAGATAGCGGGCGAACTCCTCGGAGATGTAGCGCTTGCGGGTGAAGTCCGCCCGCATCACGTGGAACTGCTCGGCGATCAGCTGCCACAACGTGTTCAATGGATATTTTTTGCTGAACAGCGTGTCGCCCTGGCGGATCAGCTCTTGGACGCGCTCTTTCATCGGACGACAGATGACCGAGGGCAGAAGACGGATGAAGCCGGCAGGAGCAATCTCATTTGTCTTCCGCCCTCTGTCGTTGATCGTCCGCCCTCAGATTCACCAGTCCTGCGAGCGCGGCGGCTGGCCAAGTGCCATTCGCCCAGACAACCGTCGAGAGATCGCCTGCCCCGGAGGACCGCAGGTCCCACAATGTCTCTCCGCGCGGAACGTCCTGCGCCACAATCTCTCGGCCGTCCGGACTGCGGGCAAACCCCTCGGCATCGACGTGGAAGATCGGGCCGCCGGTGGCAGAAGACTGACGATGGATGTCTACCTGCATCTGTCGTCCGTGCGTTGTCTCCGCCTGCACAGGGACCCGTTCTGCGCCATAGGCCATGTCGAGCGCGTGGCGCAGCAGCGTCATCCATGCTTCGCGTTGGGCGGCCGGAAAGCCCGCATCGTGCGCCGGCAACTTGGCGATAACTGCATCGAGCAGCGGATCGCGCTGCGTCCTGGGCTTGCGCGGCATGATCAGCCTCCGAGCGTCTTGGCCGAATAATCGCCAGCGGCCGATCCCCCGCGGTTGGCCGCGGTGGTAAGGATCGTCGATGTGCGGCCGCCCGCCGCCATCATCGCCGCGGCTTCCTTGCGCTTCGCTTCCTGGGTCGAGGCGCCGTAGGGGTCGGGCATCGGCGGCGGCGCTCCGGGAGTGGGTGGAGTCGGGGTAGGTACCTTGAACAAACTGCTCATGGCTCGATCGCCCTCAACGATAGTCCTCTTTGACATCGGTGTAGCCGCGGATCACGTGCGGCTGTGCTTGGGGGGCCGCTTCAGGAGCGACCAGATACAAGAGCTCATGCGCAGGCCGCCCGAGTTCGCGCGCGATGTCGGCAATCGAGGCGCCTGCCGCCGCCATGTTTTGCGCGCGGACGATCTCATCGAGCGGAAGCGGAGGTACGCGTCGCTTCATGATTCCGGGACTCCCATCTCTCAACTATGTTCCGAAGCTTCGCTTGATCGCCTCGTAGCCGCGATTGACGGGCGGGGACGGCGCTTCGCGCTTTTGCTGCCGCGTCAGTGCTGCGTCTCCCTCTGAGAGTGCCATGACGATCGCATCGCCATCGTCGGGCGACCGCCCCAAGCGCTTTTTGATCGCTTCCTTCGGCTCGATCACGATCTCGCCTGAGCGCACTTCAAACGTCGGCGCGGCCAGATCGGCCTTGATCGTCGCGTCTGGCGGCAGCCCGATTGCCGATCCGCCTTCCTGCTCGGGATCAAGCGCTTCACGAAAGCGCCACCAGGCCTCCGCGCGCTTGTTCTTGAACTTGAGCTGGCCGTTGCGGTCTTTGCGATTTGAGACTTTTTGTCCAAGGAAACCCACGACTTCAATCCCGTTGCGTCCGAGCACGCCGACCGCATCGGCACCCCAGCCGCCGCCGACGTCAACGATGACCGGGCAGCAATCACGCCTCGCACGGATCACGAGGGCCGCGACATCGTCGCCGGTGCGCGTCGTCGAACCCGGCGCACGGATCAGAGGCGCGTACCATCCCCCATAGCGGGTTGCGACCACGGTCTTGTCCTCGCCCCCCTGCGCAACGTCGACTCCCACCGCCGTCATCGCCCGGCCCCGCGGTCGTTCCGCTGTCCAGCGCGCTTGTGCCGCTTCGATCCACACGGTCGGAATGACCTGGAATTCCTGATCGCTCAGCCCGGCCGAGAAATTGCCGTCGCGGTAGGCTCGACGCAGTTCCTCGGGCAACGCATCCAGCACGCTGGCGTAGTCGGTCCCGGCCAGATAGGGATTGTCCTCAAGCCTCGCCGGGATGTATGTGCGCGAACGAGCCCTGACAGTGCGGCCCCTGATGTCGAAAGGTCCCGGTCCGTCCACTTCCAGATCTTCGCCGCTCGGTCCTGTCGTGTACCAGCGCAGCTCGCCCGCCGTCGCCGGATGCGGATGCAGCGGGTCGAGCCAGGCCCGCCAGTGCGCAATCACCCACATTCCCTCCGCCGTCGTCGGCGGGTTCGAGGTCACCACGACTCTGCACCTTTGCTGCGGATCGGCCGAGCGGTTCCAGCCAATG